CGGCCCACGCCGCCCGTCGCCTCGCCCAACACGCCCGCCGCCCCTTGCTCCAGAGCGCCCGCCATGGGGTCTTTGCCCTTGAGCGCCGCGACGCCGCCACCAGCTGCGGCTGCGCCGCCGACGCGCCCAATCGTCGGGAGCACGCCGGAGCCAGGGATGCCGCCCATGACGGCCTGGGCCGCCGCCGACTCCAGCGAGCCCGGCATCCCGAGGCCGAGGATGCCGCGCGCCGCGCCGCCCGCTGGCCCCGCGATGAGGGGCATCCCGAGCACCTTGTCCTTGAGCTGGCCCATCACGTCCTTCTGCGGCGCGGCGGGCGCAGGCGCCGCCGCTGGGGCCGGCGCAGAAGTCGGCGGAAACTGGGCCGCGAGGACGGATTTGATCTCCTCCGGCGCCATGGAGTCGGGGAAGGCGGCCACGCGACCATCCGGGAGCTTGACTCGTGGCATTACTTGGGTACGAACTCCCCGGTGGACGGGTCATACGTCACGTCGTAGTCGCTCCCGGCCGGAGAGATGGCTTGCCCCTGTCGTGCCTTGCGCGCGAGGTCCACCATCTCCTTGAACTGGGTCAGGACGCCCAGCACCGCGCTCTGCGGGGGCGGATTGTCGCTGAAGTTCTTGATGGCGCTGAACGCCTGCATGGCCCGCGGTCCGATGTCGTTGGCCACCGTCCGCTCGAAGCCGATCAGGTTGCCCTGGAGCGTGGACCACTTCTGCCAGTCGTCGTCGCCGGGCTTCATGAACCGCGTGGCCTGCGCCCGCGTGAGCGCGATCCGACCCGGATCGCTCGGCAGGTAGCCCTTCTGGGCCAAGCGCGGCGCCAGCTCGATCATGCGCGACAGTGCGTCGTCCATGGTGGCCAGCGACTGCTGCACGCCCAACTCCTTCTTGCTGGCGGCGCCCATGGCCTTGCCCAACCGCTCGCGGCCCTGTGACTCGATCTCGCGGTTGTGCCGCTCGATCTCCTTCTGATGCTCCAGCACCGACCGCTGCCGCTCCTCGGCCAGCTGCGCCTTGATCATCTCGGCCTTGAGCTTGAACACGTTGCCGCGCACTTCCGTCAGCGGCTTCTCCAGCACCTGAAACATCTTCAGGGCCTCTTCCGGCTTGCGCCCGGCGAGGCTGATCATCTTGTCCTGCCACCCCTGCCGGATGCCGAACAGCTGCGCCTCGGTCTTGAGCAAGTCCTGGCTGATGCCGTACTTCTCATTGATGTCCTGGTACTCCTGCCGCTGCCGCCGGTACTCCCGATCCATCTTGGCGACGGAGGCCACGTACTCCTTCCACATGTTCTCCGCGCGCACGGCATCGCCCTTGGCCCACCCCTCCAGGGCGCCCGAGTACGCCGTGAGCGCGCCCTGGGGGAAGCCCTTGGCCATGCCCATGCCCATCTGCGCGAGCAGGCCGAGTTGCATGAGGGTGCCGTTCAACAATTGAACAGTGGACGGGTTCTGGCCGAGGTCGCCAAACGGGCGCAGCTGCCGCGAGGGCACGTCAGGCTCCGGCGCGGCACTCGGGGCCTTGGGCAGCGCCCCCGCCTGCTTCCGCAGATCCGCGCCCTTGTCCTCCAGGCCCGTGATCGCGTCGCCCTGGAGGCCCATGATGCGGTTGGCCTCGTCGGCCGCGTCCTTGTAGTACCCGCTGATCTCCTGGCCCTTGGCCTTGTACTCCTGCTCCACCTTCGACAGATCGGCCATCGCCTCGGCATCCGAGGTGAGCAGTCGGTCGGTGGTGGAAGGCGTGGCCGTCTCAGGCATTCCCGGTCTGCCCCATCAGCAGCGCGATGGACTTGTTGGCCGCGTTGATCGTGTCGGAGGTAGACCCCATCAACCCCTGCGCGGTGGCCGACACCTGGCCCGAGGGGCCCATCGCTGCGCCGATGCCGGAGTAGCCGGACTGGAGCAGGTTCTGCGCGAGCTGGCTGCGCAGCGTGTCGGCCTGCATCTCGATGAACGTGTCGAACTGCTGCGCCATCGTGGAGTCGCTGATCCCGGCCTTGGCCAAGTAGTCGCGGATCTTCATCTTCGCGTTCTGCTTGAACTGTTCCACCTGGCTCTCGAGCTGCTGCGGCAGCGGCCCGCCCAGCATGGCCTGCGAGCCCGCGGCGGTGAGCGCGCCGCCAGCCTGCGCGGCGGGCGCGGCCAGGGCGGCCTGCTGCTTCTGCTGCTGCACGAGTTGCTTGCGCTGATCGGCGGCCTGCGTCATGCCGTAGATGCCCGCGCCCAAGCTGGCCCCGGTCGTGGCGAGGCCGAGCGCGGGCGTGATGCCCTTCAGCACGTCGTTGAGCGAGCCGCCGCCGCCGAAGAGAGACGCGCCCCCGCCACCCGCTCCGCCAGTGGGCACGCCGCCACCCGTGAACGCGGAGGTGTACGGGGCATCGGCCTGCACGCTCGAGATCCCCGTGTCCATGCCGCCGTACGAGGGAATGGACGTGTCCGCACCGCCGCCGCTGCCGAAGAGACTGCCGAGCCAATCGAACATGCCCATGTCAGACCCCGGCGGCCAACCGCAGCCGCTGCACGTCGTCCGAACACAACTTCATGAAGGTCACATAGCTCTCCTCGTCCAGCAGATCGTAGGAGGTCCAGTCCCCGACATGCGCCAATCCTAGAGCATCCGCGAGTTGATCGTGCAGTTTTCCGTGCGGCTCCAGATTCGTGCGCAGGTCATCGAGCAAGCGAAACTGGACGTTCAGCTGCCCGCACAGCACGCGATCCCATTCCTCGTGAATGTGGAGAAAGTCGCTGAACGCATCGGGATCCTTGTGCGGCACGGTGGCCCAGAGGAACGGACTCGGGAGGTTCGTCATGCCAGCAACTTTTTCCGCTGCTCCTCGGGCAACATGCCGCCCGCGAAGTCGCCCGGCGGGGTGGCCAACGCCGCCGCCGCGATGGAATCCATGCCGCTGGGGGCGGACGCTGCTGGGGCCGTCGTCGGCCCGCCCACGAGACTCTGCCACGCCGCGGACGGGGACCCGAAGAACTGACCCGGCGCTGGCCAGGTGCCCCACGGGCTGGCCGTGTTGTACGGATACGCGGGGTCGCCGTATCGGAGGACCGCGCCATAAGGCTCCGCGACCCCCAGTTGGTGGAGATCGCCAGGCGCGTGCCAGCCGGACGGGAGTCCCGCGAGCGGGATCTCCATCCCGCCCCCGCCCTCGCCGCCGGCACCGATCACCATCTGGCTCCCCGGGATGGCCTGCGGGAGATAGACCGGCGAGACATCACCACGCGGGAGAAACTGCGTCCACAGGCGCATCGCGGCGTCGCCCTCGAGCGCGCCACCGGGCTGGCCGTACGTCGCGGTGATCGGGTCGCCCGGCAGGGTCGTCATGAGCTGGTCGATGATCGACTGGAATTGCGCCGTCTGCGGCCCCCAGTCCACGGCGGGGGTCTGCTGACCATGCGTGATCGGCCCCGTGCCGGGGATGGTCTGGAGGTTGTAGACGCCCTCCTGGCCGCCCGTCAGGGGCGCGCCCGTCGTGGACGTTTCGTAGTGTTTCATCGTGTTCAGCAGTTGCCCCAGCTCCTCCTTGTTCTGCACGTACGGCAGGGCCTGGGCCAGCGTGTTGAACGCCTGGCCCTGCTGGCCCTCGTTGGCCACCAGCCCCTTGTTGAAGAATGGATAATTGCCCTGGGTGCCTTCCATGGCCGAGCCGATGAGGTCGGGCGCGTCCTTGCTCCCCGCCATCTGCATGATGGAGTCGATGAGCAGCGCGGCGGCCACGGGCGCGAACGCGAGCCCCGCCGCGCCGCCGATGGCGCTGGCCCCGCCCGCCGCCGCGCTGCCGACTGCGGCGCCGCCGGCTGCGGCTTCGGCCCCCGCGAACGCGGCCGGCGCGGCAGCGGCCGTGCCTGCCACCCCCGCCACGTCGCCCACGGCGTTGGCTGCCATGCCCAGATCCTTGTTGCCGGTCTGCGAGGCGATCAGCCCGAGGATGGCCGAGAGGATGCCCGCCCCGCCGGCCGCGCCCCCGAGCCCCGAGACGCCGCTGGTGGCGGCCTCAGCGGTGCCGGGCACCGCCCCGCCGACCCCCTGCGCGCCGGAGGAGACGGCCTCGAGCCCGCCCATGATCTCCTTGATCTGGTCGCCGGTGAAGCCCTGCTGAAAGAGCTGGTTGACCTGGGCGGTGTCGATAGAGCCGAACGGGATGGCCCCGGCCTGGCCCGCGATGGAGCCGATCCCGCCAGTGCCGGGCGCGCCGAGGCCGGAAGCACCCTGGAGGCTGCGCAGCAGGTCCGAGAGTGAGACGCCCCCGGTGTCCCCCCGCGTGCCGAGATCGGTGCCACCCATGCCCTTGAGCAGCTTGGACAGATCCGGGATCCCCGCCGCGCCGCCCGCACCGGGGATGGCGCGCCCCCCGCCGCTCTGCCCCTGCCCGGTCGCCGCCGGCGCGGGCAACCCACCAGCCGCACTGGCGGCGAGGTCACCTTGGCCCTGGAAGGGCACGCGCACATTGGTCCCCAGGACATTCTGGGACTCAATGAGCAGCCGGTTCAGGTCGTCATCCGCCATAGAGCTTCGCGTGGGCGAGCACGCCCAGCGCCACCACCACCACGATCACCGCGCGCCACACCATGATGCGGAAGGTGTCGTCCAGCTCGGGATCGTTCACGAGGGGTCTCCGTTCGGCACCGAGTAGCCGCTGATGGAGAAGTAGAGCCCTTCCGCTGCGCCGGGCGCGTTGGCGAACTGGTACGCCGCCGACTGGTTGACGTTCGGCAGGATGATCGTCGCGGCGACGCCGTGCGCGTTGACGACGCCCGAGGCGTCGTTGCTGCCCCAGTACTTCGTCTCCTTGAGCACCTTGATCTGCGGGTTGTTCTGCGGACTCACGCCGTTGGCCACGATGAAGGACACGTTGGCCATGACCCGCTGGCAATTCGCCGTCGTCGCGCTCGCGTAGTTGATGTCGCGCTCGGTGGTCGCGGCCCCGTTGGCGATGATCCACACCGACGAGGCGTAATTGACCCAGGCCCCCCGGCCGTAGGCCACGGGGAGCGTCGAGGTCGCGCTGTACCGCCACCCGGTGGCGTACGCCCAGTGCGTGTACCCGGTCGGCAGCGTGGGGCCGGTGGGCGGCGGCGTGGCCGAGGACAGCGTGGCGAGGGTGACGCCGTTCCAGATGAAGTAGAAATGCACGTCGGTGGAGGCGCTGAAGGCGCCCGCCTGATCCCGCCCGTTGGCCACCGACCCCGCCGCGCCCGTATCGTTCGTGAGCGTGCCGGTCGAGGTGCGCACCGCCACGGTGCCGTCCGTCGGGTTGCGCAGCTGCACGAACCCGGCGGCCAGATCGAGCTTGGTGGTGGGCGCGCTCGGGGTGTTCACCGCCGTGAAGCCGTCGATGCGCGGCGACCCCACGGAGGAGGCGACGCCCGTGTTGCCCACCTGTACCCACGCCGAGCCCGTGTCCACGTAGAGCAGGCCCGTATCGGAGGCGAAGTACCACCGGCCGGCCACGGCGGCGGCGGGGCGCGCGGCGGCGGTGCCGATGCTGATCTCGCGCGTATTGACGTAGCCGGCCACCGTGGAGAAGTCGGCGTCCAGCAGCGACAGCGACACGGTGCCGCTCGCCGTGGCGAAGGTATTGGGAATCGAGAGCGACCCGCTCATGTCAGTTCCATTCCTTGCCCGTGGGCTTGATCTGCAGTTGAATGGCCGACATCGTGTAGGGCGCGCTCGTGCCCGTCAAGTCCAGCCCCAGATACCGCCCGATCAGCCCGCCCGGCATCTGCTGCCGCACCAGCTGCAAGCCCGTGGTGATCCACTGCACGGGCCCGCTGCCCACCCACTGCACGGGCCCCGCCCCGACCCACTGCACCACGTTGGCTGCGGAGAGCGGGATGGTCACGGCGCTCGCGTTCAGCTCGTTCTCGGCCGTGAGGGTAGCCGACACCGCGCTCGAGGAGTTGAACTCGAAGCCGACGCGGAGCCACTGCTTGCGCTGCACGCCGAGGCCGAAGTCGAACAGTTTGGTCATGATGCGGTAGGTGATGGGTGACGCGGCGTTGCCGAACAGCTGGAACACGTTGTGGCCGTCCGTGCCCCACACCTGGGGATCGCCGTCCTGGGATTGGAGCGCGCTGATCCACGTCAGCGTCCCCTGGCTGGCAAGAAACCACTTGCCCTGGCTGAAACAGAGCAGGACCGTGCGCGGGGTGGCGCTGAACGGGTCGGTGATGGTGACGAGCGCGAGCCAGGTGAACACGTCGAACAGCGTGACGACGGCCGCGGGAGCGTCATCGTTGGCCTGGAAGTCGATACTGCTCCAGAACCCGTCGAGCTTGTCGGAGAGCTTCTGCGGGGTCGCCCCCACGATGGCATACACGCCATAGTGATTGAGAAACAAGAAGGTACGAAAGAACGTGGTGACGCTGGAGGGGTGCGTCGCCCCCACGTTGCTCACGATGTTCGTGATCGAGAACGTCGTCACCCCACTCGCCGTCTGCACGTTGCTGATCGCGTCCACCGCCCCCGAGCCCACGATCCACAGCTGCTCCAAGGCCGACAGGAGCCGGTAAATCTTGCCCGGGAACACGCTGTCGGTCACCGTCGCGCTGCCGGACCCCGCCGCCGCCGCGAACTCGGTGTAGTTGTCCGGCGCGGTGAACGTGATGGTGCGCGAGCCCGTGACGAGCCACGCCCGGCCCTCGAACACCGCGATGTCGGTGGCGGTGAGGGCCGAGGAGATGGTGGACACGTTGGTGCCCGTGGAGGCGAAGTAGCCCTTGACGGGATCGGCAATGAGGATCGGCGCGTCCTTCCAGATGGTGAGCCGCGCCCCGGTGGAGAGGGTGCCCGCCCCGGCGATGGACAGCTGCGAGCCCGTGGTGGGGTCGATCTTGGTGGCGCTGCCATCGGTGTTGACGGTGATCAGCACTGGCATGGGGCCCCCGCCCTGGTTGAGCGAGAAGCCCCACATGGTGGCGACGGTGGCACTGACCGTGGCCATGGTGGAGCCCACGTTCGGCAGGATGCGGATGTTGCCCGCGCCCACCGGCATGGCGTTTTCGAGCCAGAAGAACTCCGTCTTGTCCCCCGACAGCTCGTCCCCGATGGCGGTGCGCGCGTCGGTTTGGTTCATGCCGGAGAACTTGCGCAGCTGGATGGTCTGGGCGGAATCCTCGCCGCCGCCGCCTGGCGCGCCCGGGGGCCGGCCTCTCATTCATCGCCACCCGGCGAAGCCGTAGTAGGGGTACGGCATCGAGCTGCTCCGCGCGTTGGCCATCACCTCGTCCAGCCGGTCCCGGTAGAGCTGCTTGAAGCGGTCGGCCTCGTCAAACTGCTGGATCTGGATCTTGGCGAACGAGCACGCGAGAAAGGGCACCGGATCGGTCCACGGCGCCGGCAGCGGGTCCGGGTCGGTGGCGTTCACCAGATCGGCCGAGGCGACCAGGCAATCCCACTCGGTCACGTACGCCTGATCGGGCGCCGGGGCGAAGTAGATGCTCGCGGCGCCGTACTTGGCGTACGCGAGCGAGACCTGGTTGTAGAGGTTGATGCCCTGGATGTACGCGGTGAGCTGCGTGTAGGGCACCTGGGAGAGCAGCTGGCGGACGTTACTGTAGTTGAGGATGATGCTGAACACGTCGAACGCCTGCGCGTTGACGGTGGCGACGGCGTAGACGTTGGTGCCCGGGGAGAGGGTGAACGAGGTGATCGCCCGGTTCATCCCCGTGTCGCGGTCGCGCTGCTTGATCGCGCGATTGATGAACACGGTCAGATCGGCCTCGCTCCAGTACGAGTTGGAGCTGTCGTGGAGGAACCGCTCCACGTCGGCCAGGTAATCGCTCAGTGACGCCACCGCACCCCCTTAGAAACGAAGGGGCCGGAGCCTCGTGGCTCGCGGCCCCCGTCGGATAATAACGCGAGTGCGGACTTACACGCCAGTCAGGGCGCCGCTGTACCCCGTGAACAGGCTCTGCGCCTTCGGCTTGGTGCACACCAGCTGGAGCAGGGTCACCAGCACGAGCAGGTAGGCCAGCTGCATGTTGGGCAGCAGGCTCTCCGGCCCGGCCAGTGCGAACGCCGCGTCCGAGTGGATCTTGAAGCCGATGTAGGACGAGTTGAACAGGACCACCTGGTTCTCGGTGGCCGCGAGGTCCATGTAGAAGGGCACGCCGCTGACGGAGAGCGCGGTGAAGGCCGCGCGGGCGCCGTCCTCGGTATCCGCGAACGCGCGCTCCGGGGTGATGTTGTACCGCTCGGAGCCGATGTAGTCCTGCGCGAGCGCGGCCCAGGTGCCGGGGCCGAGGATGCCGAACGACGGCATCTCGCCGCCGCTG